CCACAACGCCTTTGAGAACTTCAAGGAAGACAGTGTTAGCTGGCCTCCGAAGGTCACCGACAGCTATTACAAGGGGATCGGCGGCTTCCGCTACGGTCTGCCTAACGGTAGCTGGGGTGAGGACAAGGTTGGTGGTAGACTGCTGAATAACTACGGAGTCTGGGACACGGATGCTAACGGGATCACCCTGACCTGGCTTATGAAGGTTGAGGGCGAGAAGGCCGGTAACTACGATGTCACCTACACTGCTGACAACAACATCTCTCTGACGGTGTATGAAACTAAGCGTGCAGGAGGGGCTGCTGACCTTCAGATCTTTACTGGAAGCAGAACCGACTGGCATGGTGTGAACAAGAACTCCATCACTCTTGGCGTGGCCGGTCAGACCAAGTTCTACAAGATTGTGGCAGCATGCATCAACGATGATGATCCGGTCAGCAAGAAGGGTGCGGCGATCAAGATCGATAATGCCACAACCATCCTGTGGTCCTCTCGTGAGCCCACGTACAGTGACTTCGTTTTAGTAAGCTACGACAGCACCATCTATGATGCGATGTATGCCGAGGACGGCAATCTGGAGCTTGAAACTGACATCTTCTCGGACGGCATCACTGACCCATACCATGCCCTCGCTAAGGCCGAGGAGCTAGTTAGGACCAGTCGCTCAGCATTCAGTATCAAATTCATCTACAAGATCAAGACTAAGTATCCTGAGCCCGGTGACTTCATAAAGCTGACTAGCAGCACTCTGTCTCTGGGATTCGGAATCTCACCGCTCTATCTGAGACTAGACTCCGTGAAGGTCAACGAGAATGCTGAGTGTGAGATCACGGCGACACGCTTTGACTACACACAACTGGCCTGGAATGTCAAGGACGACGTCTATGTCGTGGCACCGTCTCTGTATCAGAACAGGATGTCACCTCCTACTGACATCGCCTATACTCCACCCACGGGTGTAAGTACCAATAGTTCTGGCATTCTCAGCTGGTCTGCTTCAGCGGGCTATGAGATTGCAGGCTACGTCATCTATGCATTCAATCCTATATCGGATGCGCTAGACGACGATGGACACCCTGTGTTCAATGAGATCGGACGCTCAGCCACTAACAGTTTCGTGCTTCCTGCCATCAATGCCGCCAGCACATTCTTCGGAGTGCGCGCCCTAAGCATCGGCGGACGAATGTCAGCTATGGGCTTTTTCAACGACCGCACCACGGCCGTCGATCTGACGCACAACTGGCTCCATGGTGTCTCTCTAGGAAAATCTGCCGCTGGCTTTGTTCGTAGGAAGACGGACTCTACCGTCAATCCTGCCAGCATCACAGTGACGGCCTCTCCGTATAACTTCTCCAGCCCGCAGTACAAGTGGTACATTGATGGTGTCCTCCAGGCAGGACAGACAGCCAGCACGCTGGTAGTGCCTCAGTTCACGACCACGCTGACTAAGCGTATCGAGGTCCGAGTCAATGAGACTGGCAGTTCGACCATCTACACGGCCGCTGCGGATGTGACTTATGTCGAGGAGAGCATCGACTCAGCGTCACTCCAGATTGATGCCAGTAGGCAGTCTGTCACGTTTGACAATACTGATGTGCCTAATCCTTCGTCTCAGACGACCACGCTGACTGCCAGGAAGCAGAACATCAGCCCCACGCCTGTCGTGTGGTCAATGAAGCGATTGGATGGTACGACATTGACTGCAGCCAGCTTCCTGTCGGCCACGACTGGCGACTCTGTGACCATGACTTCCGCCCAGTTTGTGGCGGCTATTGGTACTGGCGATGGTGTGGTGATCACAGCCACAGCAGTGGCCACGTTTGGTACGACCGTCACGTCGGTACTGACCATCACGAAGACCAGGAACCTGACTGCGGTGCTTCCAGGGGCTCCCACTCTACCTGGGACACCTCTGACCTACGTTATTGCGACACTGCCTGCGGGTAATGTGGAGACACGAGGCACACTCACTTGGGTAGCGCCCGCAGGTGCATCCGGGCTGAGCTACTATGAGGTTGGTCTCAAGAAGTCCAGCGCCATTGACTATGTATTCATCCAGACCAGTGCGCTGAGCCACACTTGGGTGCTCGATCCCGACGTCCAGTATGACTACACGGTGAGAGCGGTCGACAAGTTTGGTAATAAGGGTTCTTATGTGACCCTGACAAACCAGCTGTCGGCGAAGGATACCACCGTACCTGCTGCACCCACCCTGGGCACCTCAGGTATGTCGGTAAAGTCTGCCTACCTCCAGTGGACCAACGTGTCCGATGCTGATCTGTCCCATGTGCAGATCTTTGAGGCCTCAGTCACTGCCGAAGCGACGGCCCCTCTTATTCCTTCGCAGCCCTTCGGGACATCAGCTGTAGAGCCTTCCAAGTCCAGTAGCTATCATCGTACAGGCCTTACTGTTGGTAATGACTACTACTATTGGTTGAAGTCTGTGGACAGTTCTGGGAACATCTCGCCAGCCTCTCTCCGTATCGGCCCTATCACGCCGGTGGCGATGGCCAGCGAGATTGAGAACTCCGGGATCGTCACTGAGAAGATCCAGGACCTAGCTGTCACTAGGACCAGCAGCTTCTACTTCAACTATGAAGGATGGGCCAATGGTAACACTAACCTCTGGTTTTGCCCACTGAAGCTGGTGACTGGTTATGCGTTCGTGGGTTATGGACTGGGGAGGTACACCTTCACGGCACCGTCAACTTACACGTTCGTCGGTCCAGGTCTCGGGGACTATGAGCAGTTTTCTGACCTGATCCAGTATTCAACCGGCATACTCGCTGGTGGAACTGGGTCTCAGGTTGTGCTGGTTGATGGAGTCATCGTGTTCGAGCGGAACGGCAGTGCTGACGACAGAGTTGGTGCTCGGTGTCTCAGGATGAATGACGGCAAGCTCTTGCCTGAACTCTACTCCAACCTGGTGGCTCGTAATGGTAAGAGCACTTACTCGCTTAACTTCAGAGACACGAGTCCTCTGCCTGGTGTGGTGAACACATATGGAATCCACTTCCTCAACAACAATGATCCTAACGTGCGTTTCTATGAGGCGAACGTTCGTGCAACCCTGTATAGGAAGTGATCATGAACCTGACAATCACCCCCTACTATGGAAACGGCCAGTTCGGACCCATGATCAGCGGACCCGCAGAGGAGCTTGCTGAGCACCTCGCGAGGCCTCACCTGGAGGGTCACTTTGATGCAGCGACTCAGTACTATGATATTGAGGCTGGTGAGGTTAAGCCTAAGGCTCCAACCAGGCCAATCTTGTCTGAGCTGAGAAATCGTCGGGACCACCTGCTGGACGCTCATCGGTGGACCATCATGCCAGACAGCCCTCTGACGGAATCTTGCAAGTCTCTGTGGCTGACCTATCTGAGGTCACTTCATGTTCTCTTGATCGGATACGACGAGACTTTCGACATTGTATGGCCAGAGACACCTGGCTATGAGTATGAGACTACCTAAGGCTGTGTGACTTCTGGCCTTAGGGTGTGGCTGGCGGGACGGTCCAGGGTTCGCTCCGAGACTGCCCCGCCGTCGCGCAGGGGAAGACCCAGACGGCCGGTTCGCGCCGGTCCATGAGGGTCGCCTCCGGCCGCAACCCGTTGATTTAACTCAGGTTCGGATTTGGCGACCCCGTTAACTTAACCCTCTTCGAGGGACTCACTTTAGTCTTTTAGAGAAAGGCAACTACAATGCTTAACATGAATGTCGGTGCTGAATACTCCTTTAACTACGCGTCTGAGAGTGGCATTCTTTTTGAGGAACGCCAGGTTCTCTTCACGGGTCTGACCATCAACGTCGAAAAGGCGCAGGTGTACATCCGTGGTCTGGACGTGAACAAGAAGCAGTATCGCACTTTCCGTATTGACCGTGTGGACCTCCAGTCCGTGAAGCACGTTCGCGGCTAAGCAGCGGGAGTCTAAGGGTTAAGTGCGCTCGCCTTACGGTGACCCCGTTAACTTAACCCTTAGGTGCTCTCCCTGATCCTATTACACAGACGACCATGAGCTGTCGTAGTCGTTAGTGCCTATAGAATTAAGAAGAGCATCATGACTCCAGACCAGTTGAAATTATACAACCAGCTGGTGCTCAACGAAGGTAAAAAGAACAAGCCTTACGAGGACACCGTTGGTAAGACGACGATCGGCATCGGACGAAATCTAGACGATGTAGGTCTGTCGGAAGATGAGATTCAGTATCTCTGGATGAATGACATCAAGCGCGTCGAAGGCGACCTGGACAAGCATCTTTCCTGGTGGAGGGGCTTGGACGTCATTCGACAGCGTGTCATGATCGACCTGTGTTTCAACATGGGCATCGGTAATGAGCAGCACGGACTGCGTTCATTCAGAAACACTCTTGAAGCCGTCAGGACTGGCCACTACAGGGAGGCCGCTGCTGGACTTCTTTCCTCTAAGTGGGCTAAACAGGTTAAGGGACGTGCCATTAAGTTGGCTTCCATGATGGAGACTGGTAATGACGCCTATCCTGGGTGATCTCATCAAGTCTGCCACCGACCTCGCTGGGAAATTCATCCCGGACGCAGACAAGCGTCTAGAGTTCGAACTGGAGCTACAGAAACTGGCTGACCAAGCCGCCGTCAGAGAGCAGGAACTCCTGCAGGGACAGATTGAGATCGACAAGATCGAGGCTGCTTCTGAGAATCTCTTCGTCGCTGGCTGGCGTCCCTTCATCGGTTGGACGTGTGGTGCCTCATTGGCGTACACCTGGATGATCGCACCGATCGCCAAGGCTGTCTTCCACCTCACCGAACTCCCTGTTATTGATCCTTCTCAAATCTATCCGATCGTCACTGCGATGCTCGGTATTGCGGGCCTAAGGTCCTTTGAGAAGTACAACGGTGTTCCCTCGGGTGTTACCCAAGCACCGGCCCCACCGAAACAGCCTTCTATCGTCTCCAAGGTCGGTAGTTGGTTCAAGTGATCTAATAGGACGTTGTCGATCCCCCGCTCACTTCAGTTAAAAGAGCTCCCAGGGACCATAGCGGAGCCATCCTATTAGACTAAGGTACCGAGACAAGTTCCTCGGTATTGTCGCTCGATTCTTTCGAGCATAGTGTTGTGAAAGCGTAAGTCTCTTGCGTAACTAGTACCACCCTCCGACCTGAGCATGTCGTAAAACTGCTCCTTTTATTTGCGGAAAACTTGGTATCTTATATGAAAACCTTTTTAAGGAGATACCAATGGCTATCGTCACCATCGTTAGCATCGTCTGGCTGGTCGGCAAGTTTGCCATCCCGCTAGTCTTCAAGTAAGTATATACAAAAGGGGGTGGGAATAACAATAATGGCTATCAATCAGCCAATGAGCTTGGGGTATCTAATCCTCAACGCTCGATACCACAAGGGTGAGCACGCAGAGATCCTGCTGGCCGCCTATCAAGGAGCCCCTAGGGTTCCCACTATCACGCTCCGTAGTGCTGACACTCAGGAGCCACTAATGACCGTCACAGTCCGGATGGACTGCCACGGCTTCCCTCCAGCGAACCGCTGTACGTTCGTCAAGAACAACGGCGACAACGCGGGCGTCCTGGAGGACCTGATCAAGTACGGCCTGATGGAGCCCACTGGAAAGTGGATCCAAGCAGACCACGTAAAAATTCCCGAAGTACGTCTACTACTAGACGAAGAAACCTGGAAGCGGTTCGAGGAGACCTTCCCGACCGCCCAATAATCCAAGAGGAACCAATGAAACGTACCGCCTATCTGCACATCTGCCTGTTCGCTGCGTGGAATTCAATGTGGATCATGCTGCTGACCCACAAGTTCGCCAATGAGGCTGCCTGGTTCTTCGCCGGTCGAGACATGGACAAGCAGTACACTGAGATGGAGCTCCTCTCCGACCGTGCTGCGATGGCCTACTTCAGCTTCATCGATCTGGTCGAACAGATCAAGATCGACATCATGAACCACAAGGTCCGTAATCTCCTGCCGTACACGCGGGAGTACCTGGACAGTCTGAGTGCTCAGTGATGCAGGGTAATGCAGCCTTACCAGAGAGACTCCGTCAAGTGGTCGAAAATGGAACCTTCAGTGCCAAGAGTTGGGTGCTGAAGGTTCTTACGCAGCTTAATAGGCGTGTAAGTATTCTCGAGCTCACTCAAGGACGTCCTGAGTACTTAGGTGACAGCACCATCTCCGTGGCGGCGTTGAAGCTCTATAAGGATGGAATTCTCAAAAGGTATGCCGCTCGGACAGCTACCAACCGAGAGACCTTCACGTATGAGCTTGCGGAGGGCTGGGTAAATAAGATTCCGAAGGACTTTCCATGGGAGGGCTCTCCAGCTAAAAGCCATCGCAATCACCCCACGGGTGTCTCGAGAACTCGTATAGACCATGGTCACAATGGTGCAGTACCTGAGGTAGTTCCAGAAAGGACCCGGAACTTGACGCCTAAAGTAACTCCAGAAAGTGCTGCCAAGAGAGTGGTACCCGAGGACATTGAGTATGGCTTCGGAGCTTTCATCGCTGTTATTATTGGCGAAGAAGCTTTCCGACTCAAGACATCAGATGCACGCAAGCTGTACGAGCAGCTGAAAGTGATTTTTGAACCATGATCAAAGGTATAGGAAGAGGTTAATGGGCGGACTCAAGAGAGACCCCAGTCGCCGTCGTGAAGGCGGCACCTTCGTGAAGGCCATCCCGTCCATCACGACGGCTCGTCGAGCTTATGGTTGGGCCTATCAGAATGGCGTTCCCAACATCGTACCGGAACAAGAGATGCACTGCACTCTGTTCCACTCGGGTGTCGGGTATGACATTCAAGGTCGTGACTACGCTCCTGCCATCATTATCCCGAGGGAGGAGCTAAAACTATACACAGTCAGACGTGCCGGTCGAAAGAGGCTCTTTCTTGGCCTGCACAGCGAGAAGGTGTACAACCGTATTAAGCGGTTTGAAGAGAGGACTGGAGAGTCCTGTCTACGGGCCGGTGAGATTCCTCACATCACCCTCAGTCAGGATATCCGTGACTGGGACGGCATGGAAGCAACACCCATCAACTTCGATGTCTGGCTCTGGAAGGAGGCAGTCGAGAGCAGTGGATGGCGAGAGCACAGGATCAATCTGTAATGTCTAAAAAAGATGAAGTCATCCTCGCCAACTGGAATAATGTTTGCGAGGCTAACCAGGACAAGGACACGCCGTTCTGCATCGCCCTGACGGCTGATATGAGCAATGCGTCATACGAGCAGGTCGTGGATGCGCTGGCGAGGAACCAGAAGGAAGGCTGATGTCTGTCATCCTGAATACCATTAGTGAGCGTGCGAAGAAGACCATTGACCCTAAGGTCACCGATGTGGACGTCTGGGTGGATCACTGGATCAAGACTGCTGAAGACTTCAAGAAGGAGGTCCTTGCGGAGGGTCTGCAGAGCACGGCTGATCAGATCGATGACGAGATCAGGTATGCTCAGCGTCTCCAGAAGAAGAAAGAAGCAGCCTGATGGCCGTCAGAGTCCGAATCTATCAGCAGCATGTGGACGGCGTGCCTGAGTACTCCAGGAAGGAGTACGACTATCTCTGTCGCTTCGATCGTGTCCGGAAGGGCATGCCCGTGGTGGTCGAGGTTCCGTCCGGCCTGTGCCTCGCCAAGGTCACGGCCGTAGATATCGTAAGCAACACCGCCACCAAGCAGGTGGTGGGCACTGTGGACGTCAGCGATGACAAGTCTACGTAGAGCCCTGCTGTTGACTGTATCAGCCATCCCACACCAACAATTTAGAGAAGAATCAGTGACGAAATCTGTTAGCAAGCGCCAAGTGAAACAGAAATAAGAGAAATCTCAATGAAGATCGTAGGCGTTCGTTTCCGTGGTTCTCTCCACAAAGTTTATAATTTCCTCCACACCGAGGAATTGCCCGCAGGTACGATGGTGGTCGTCGAGTCGGCACTCGCGGGTGGCATTCTAGTGGTCGTCGAGGTGGTCGACCAGAACACCGCCAGTGAGCCTGAGAAGGTGACCAAGTGGATCGTCGACGTGGTCGACATGGCGGGCCACAACAAACGAAAAGAGGACACCATCCAGCGCCGTAAGCTCATGGCCGAGCTCAAGATCCAGGCGCAGGCGCAGAGTGAACTCGCCATCTACGAGAAGATGGCTGAGAACAATCCGGCCATGCGAGAAACTTTGGAGAAGCTCAAAGCTCTCGGCTGATTCAGCACGTAACTAAACATCGCATCGAGTAAGGATAAGCTGTGGGGATTTCCTTAAGTTCTAGATAACCGAAGGACACCAAGCAAATGCACGAAGACCGTAGCTACGCGCCGAAAAAGGGCAAGAAGTCCTCCGGTGGTGTGACTATCTCGGTCAAGCTGATCGAGCGTATTCTAGAGTTCCTTTACGATCCGTTTACTGACAGTGAGCAGTCCACGGTCTATCAGGAGCTTCGTGAGCGCCTTCTGTCTGCGGTGGAACCTACTGATGACCCTATGGCTATCAAGCGGGTTCAGCATCTTCTCGACTGCTGGAAAGAAACGGACAGATTCTCCAGCCCAAAAGAACGGGCAGCCTTCATGGTGGAGAATCTGCAAGCAGAAGGACTTTGACCAAGTGGACGAAATCGCAAGGTTCGCCGTTACGGCGCTACTGATTGCAGCCAAGGCTGTCATCGCGACAATCCTGTACTGCATCTTCATCATTATTCTTGGCGGGATAATGAAGGTGTCAATCGCAGTCGCCAAGTGGGGCTACAAGAAGATCGACGACAAGATGAACAATGTCATCGATGGTCAGTATGCAACGGGCAGCTGACCCCATCAGACAGCTGAGTAAGTCAGCCATCATATCTTTGATGCTGGTGTCAACAGTGTTCTTCCTCTATGCGCTTGCTAAGGCTCCTCTGTTGGGCATGGTCAAGGTCAGCATGGTGGTGTTCGTCGGCTTCAAGTCGGCCTTTGTTGTGCTGACTGGACTACTCTTCCTCTTCTTTGTTTACAGAGAAGATTAAACACGGACCTGAACATGTCCTAAAACTGTTCAAACCTCCTTTTATTTTTCTTTTTGTGATGACCCTTGCGGAGAACGGTGAGATGAGAAATGATGAACCGTAACTGAAAGAACGGTGGCGTATGAAACCAAAAAAGAGTCACAAGCTTCTTCTGAATGCAGTGCTACTGCTGATCGTCTTTTGTGTGATCCTGAAGCTAGTGTCTATTGCCGGTTTCTTTATTGCTGCATATGCGGTGCTACACTTTGCACCAAAGATATCTAAATGGTAACTCGCTGGGGCGGCTGCAAATGAGAGCTGAACTCAAAACTCTACTAGAGGGACGAATATCGAGAGAAATCGCTCCGCAGAATCCCATCAAATTCTTGCAAAAGGTTGATGTGGAAGAGTATCTTGATGCTGTGATCTCGATTGTCTACTTGTATACCCGTCCTAAGAAGGGTCTTCAGAAGGCGTCAATATACCTCACTGAGGTGATCTCAGCGATCGGTCATGCGGTGCGTGGCAAGCTGCGGCAGAAGCGTGACTCAGCCCTAGCTGCCAAGACCGGAGGCTTTCTGCTGTACTCATTCGAGCAGCTGGGTCTCCTGCAAATCACGCTGGGACATGGCTCTAAAGGCCACGCCACGTACATAATCCAGGTCCTCGACGACGAGCTTCTGTGTTCGCTCTGGGAGGATGTGGACGTCAGTAAAGTAGACAAGTTTCCTTCAGAGACGCCCTACGCGCCCTGGACCTCCACCAAGCACCCCTCTGGTGCCGTCATGGTTAAGACGGGTAACAGAGATGTCCTGGAGGCCATACGACCGGAGACGCATCCGATCGTGTTTGACTGTATCAATCGCGCGCAGGAGCAGGGGTGGAACATCAATGAGGACATCTATAGGATCCACCTATGGGCTCTCCGGAACAAGACCGAGGCCTTTTCAGATATATGGGAACAACAGAACCCCGAGGCCCGCACGACGAAGCTCCGTGAGGCGAGAGCTATCGGAGATATTGCGAAGCGTTTTCTTGACAAGACCTTCTATCACCTATACTACTATGACTTCCGTGGACGTAAGTATCCTACCAGTGCTTATCTTCATGAGCAAGGTTCTGATCTTGCAAGAGGTCTTCTACTTCGCGCTGACAAGAAGGCGCTAGGTGAGGCCGGTTTCTTCTGGCTGATGGTGTCCATCGCCTCCAACTGGGCCGGTGACTCCGGCAGAGAAGACGGTGCTAAGACAGACAAGATTCCGCTGCGTGATCGCTACCTATGGGCGCTGGACAATGAGGAAATCTTGTTGGACTACGCCGAGCATCCCAAGGTCAGTCAGGGCTGGATGAAGGCCGACAAACCTTGGCAGTTCCTTGCCTCGTGCATCGAGCTAATGAAGCTGCGAGAGTGGCAGTCTCTTCACGGGCGGGGCGAGAACAACTTCGAGGACTACTCTTACGAGTCTTCTCTGGAGTGTTATATCGACGGTAGTAACAACGGGAGTCAGCACCTTGCCGCACTGACAAAGGACGAGATCACTGCCCCTCACGTCAACCTAGTACCTATGGCCCTCCCCGGCGACTTGTACAAGTATGTCGCTGACCACGTGTGGGATCGTCTGCAGGAGCATGTTAACGATCTTGGTGAAGAGATTACAGAGGACTGTAACAAGTTCATCGACACCCTCATTGATCTCAAGAGACAGATTAGTGAGGCTCAGCCTAAGAGCGAGTTCAGACAGACTCTGGTGGAGCGTATCCAGCAGTTCAAACTGGATAACAAGGAGCTGGCTGTACTTGCAGGTCCTGTATACTGGATACGCGTGATCGACAACAAGCACCGTCGAAAGATCGTCAAACGCAATGTTATGACGCTGCCCTATGGTGGTACTGCCTACGGCCTCGGCGAGCAGCAGATCGATGATGCCAAGAAGCATGGTATCGACATTCTACTGTACCTGGAGCACCGCTGGGGAGCCTTCCTCGGACGTGAGATCTTTGAGGACTGTAAGGTCTCATTGGCGCGTCCTATGCAGCTGCTGACCGTGTTCGAAAGGGCGGGTCGAGAGGCCGAGGAGAGAGGCGAGTTCCTCAAGTGGACTGCGCCTGTGACGCACTTCCCGGTGGTCCAGAACTATACTGAAGGTGTGGTCAAGAAGATATACGTTCAGTACGGTCCCCCTGACGGTCCTCGGCTCAGTACAGGTTACTACCGTAACACCCTCCAGCTGGCTGTGTCATTTGTTGAGGATGTGGTGCCCTCCAAGGGTAAGCAGGCAATGGGCGCAAGCCCGAATGCGATCCACAGCCTCGATGCTGCACACCTGGCTCTGACCGTGCATCGCTGTCCTTTCTCTGTGACGACGATCCACGACTCCTTCGGCTGTCTGCTTGCGGACATGCCTGAACTTTTCAGGATCGTACGGGAGACCTTTGTGGAACTCTACGAGACCGATCCTCTGAACTCCCTGATGAAGGACATTAACGGTGACTTGAGTAATGTGAAATTGGGTAGCCTCGACGTGACTCTGGTGCTCGACTCCGAGTACTGCTTCGCATAGGAGAGATTCATGAAATCCTACCGTGATTTGGCCTCCATGAAGGCCGACCACCCTCCCAGCTTCATCTTGGAGCATGTGGAAGCATTAGTCAAGAACACCAAAGGAGAGGAGGCGAGAAATCCCTCCCTCCCTCCAGTAGAAGACGACTTCGAGGCCTGGTTTGGTGGTGCTTTCCATATCGCCGAGACTGTGGATGATCTGAAGCAAATTGATACCCTCGTGGAGCGGCAAGAGCTGCCAGAGGATAAGCGTCTTCCTGGTGCTGATCCTGGAGGTTGGGCCAGCGTCTATGAGACGCACTCAGGGATGGACATGGCCAACTACCTCCCCGGAAGAGAGTGGGCCGTGCTGTGGATGGCGACCAGCGACACTGGTGGTCCTTCCTACTTTATTCCGAAGTCGATTGTGGATCAGGCGCCTGACAACAACGTTGAAAAGTGCATGATCGACACCAATGGTGAGATCGTAGAAGAGAATTGGAAGAATGGTCCAAGTAACCCGTAGATCCATTCTCAGTGGTCAAGAGACCACTAAGGACCTCAACATCACACTTGAGCAGCTGGAGAAGTGGGACCGAGGAGAGCTCGGTCTCATACAGCAAGCATTCCCGCATCTTTCCGATGGTGACCGCGAGTTTCTTATGACTGGCATCACCGAGAAGGAATGGAATGAGTTCCTTTGAACTAAGAATCCTGCACAATAGCGTGCTCTGAACCCGTTAACTTAACCCTCTTCTTGAGGCTCTTGACAGCCTTATACAAGGACAATAACATGCCTATCCTTTCTGACGTCGAAATTTGGTACGTCAAGTGCAACCCGAAGCGTCCTAACGCAAAGCACAACAAAAAGAACCCGACCTGGGAAGCTCAGGTTCGTACCCGCGACAAGGCGCAGCGAGAGTACTGGAATAGTCTCGGGCTGGCAGTCAAGTCGATGATTCCTGATGACGGTGCCGCTCCGTATTGGTACGTGAACCTCCGTAAGAAGTCCATCAAGGAGAAGGACGGTGAGGCCGCCTCGCCTGTGAGCGTCGTAGACGGAAATCTGGCGGATGTCGATCCGGACACCATCGGGAACGGCTCCAACGCGAACGTCCGTATCTACCAATACGAGTACGGTGACGAGGGTAAGAAAGCGAGTGTCCTGATGGGCATCCAGCTGACCCGTCACATCGTCTACACTCCGAAGCCGCGTGATGACGAGTTCGGCACGACCACCACGGAGCGTATCGTCCCTCAGAAGCCTGCGAATGACGAGGGCGAGATGGAGGCCGACGAGCACGAAGGCGAGGGCTTCAAAAAGGCAGAAGTCAAGTCGCCGACACCGTCGGCTCCCAAGAAAGCCGTTGCAGGCTTCTAAGCCATAACAAAGGGCCACTCATTACCGGGTGGCCCTTTTAACGCCATAAGGACTGATGATGTATATCTATGAACTTATCAAGCCCAATGGAACTCGTGAAGACACCTGCGTCACCTTCAAGGAGAAGCAGTTTCGAGACTTCATTCTCGGTGAGACGCCGGGCGTTATTGAGGTGTCACGTGCGGACGACCCGAAGCATGTCTTCTATCGCATCTACTGTGAGGATGATCTCAATAACTTTACGAACCTCCATCCTGACGCCATCGTCCGTGCACAGTTGAACGGCCCCGTCCGGGTCGTGCCGCCCTCCAACGACGACCTGCCCGACCGGAACTTGAAGACCATTGCTGCCATCGGTAAGCCCGACATCATGGCTGTCCCTGCAGTTGCCTTCTTCGCCCTCGGAGCTGCTATGGCTGATGGCATGAAGAAGTATGGCCTCTTCAACTGGCGAAAGACGGGCGCTACGGTCAGCGTGTTTGAGGGTGCCATCTTCCGGCACTTCACGGAGTATTTCCGCAATCGACAGAACTACGCCCGAGACAGCAGGATCCACCATCTTGCTCACATGATGGCCAGCTGTGCGATCCTTCTCGACGCCGAGCTCCAGGGCTGTCTCAACGACGACCGTGGGTACAACTCCCACGAGATGATGGACGTGGAGGAGATCATGAAGCTGGTCAAGACCGACACGCCCACCAGCATGAGTGATATCGCCGATAATCTGCGTAAGCAGCTGAGTGCATACAGACGCTAAGGAGATTCAAGTGGCGGGTGAACGTTTTCTATACGACGTTGAAACCAATGGCCTACTCCATAAAGCCACCCGCATGTGGATTCTGACCCTGTATGACCTGGACACAGGCGAGCTGGAGTCTTATCTAGAGGGTGACTTTAGGTGGAAGCAGAAGCTGGCGAAGGCAAAGTTCCTTGCTGGCCACAACATCGTCCAGTTCGACAACTGCATCCTCAAGAAGCTATTCGGCTTCATACTGCCAAAAGACTGTGGCCTCCTGGACACCATGATCGTGTCTCTGGTGTTGAACTACCGAAGATTCGGTGAAAATGGTCACAGCCTTGAGGTCTGGGGCGACCATCTGGGACACCCGAAAGTGGAGCACGAGGACTGGTCCCAGTACTCAGAAGAGATGCGCCACCGTAACGTGGAGGATGTTCGCCTCAATGTCAAGGTCTATGAGGTGCTCATCCAAGAGTACCTCGCCTTGCTTGAGAAAGAACCGCTGATACACACGTATCTCAAGGTCGAACACGCCGTCGCTAAATGGTGTGGTGAGGCTGCTCTTCATGGGTGGCCATTCGACGTAGAGAAGGCTAAGGCCCTCAAGGCTGCTCTAGAGGTGGAGCTTAATAAGGCTTACAATGCCCTGTCGAGCAAGCTCGGTATGAAAGCCGTGCCCAGGGACAAGGAGGGCGGCGAGGTAGCTCCCAAGAGGATGAAATGGCTGAAGGACGGCACATTCGATAAGAACATGGCCACTTTCTTCGGTGTTGATCCGATGGAGGGGCTGCTGGAGCCTGAAGAGCGTGATGTAGACTTTGTGGGAGAGTTCTGCAGAGTCAACATCGTGCCACTCAACCTAGGCTACCACGAGGATGTGAAACTCTTCCTGTTCAGAAACGGGTGGGTGCCCACAGAGTGGAACTTCAAGAAAGACAAGGAGACAGGACGGCCTACCAAGGAACGCTCATCTCCGAAGATCACTGAGGACAGCCTTGATATCCTGGGTGGTGATGGTAAGCTGTATCCTGAGTTCCTCACTGCCAAGGCCCGCCATGGTATTCTAAACACATGGCTGGAGGAGGTCGATGAGAATGGCATGCTCCACGGAGACTGTTTCACGATTGGAACGCCCTCCATGCGTGCACGTCACAGCATCATTGTAAACGTGCCCTCTTCTGATGCCCCTTGGGGCAAAGAGATGCGCGAGCTCTTCATGGCGAAGCCCGGTTGGAAACTCCTGGGCTGTGACTCAGAGGGTAACCAGGCCCGTGGTCTGGCTCACTTTCTGAATGATGATGCCTTTACCGACACTCTTCTTAACGGCGACGTGCACACCTTCAATGCCAATATGCTGGATCAAGTCCTTCAGGGGATGGGAATCAGTTGGGATGGCCACATCAAGGAGAAGAGCAAGTACATCGTCAGTAACCGTCATGAGCTTGCGTACATAAGACGGGCGGGTCTGACGAAAGACCAGTACATTGAACGACTCCTGAACAGCAATAGACCACACCGTAATAAGCGTGGTAGGAAGTTCTACGCAGCAGTCAAACGCGCCGCTGCGAAGCGTATCTTGTATGCCTTCCTGTTCGGTGCCTCTGGTGCTAAGCTGTGGTCTTATATCTTCGACACGGCCGACTTCGAGCAGGGTAACCAGCTCAAGAAGGGTTTCACTAAAGCTGTTCCAGGCTTCACGGCCCTTCTGGACAAGCTGGCGAGGATCTTCAAGAGCACCTCGAAGTACGGCGATGGGTACATTGTGTCCATCGCTGGCAATCGTATCTACGTGGATAGCTTCCATAAGCTTCTCGTCTATCTTCTCCAGTCCACTGAGAAGATCACCTGTGGTGGCGCTTGTATGCTCCTGATGGAGCGGTTAGAAGAGCGTGGTATTCCATACATTCCCTGTATCATGATGCACGATGAGTTGGTCTTCATGGTACCTGAGGAGCACGCGGAAGAAGCTCGACAGATCGGCAAGCAGGCATTCATCGATGGTCCCAAGCTCTTCGGAGTGGAGATCATGGGCGGCTCTGGTAAGATCGGCAACAACTGGTATGAGGTGCACTGATGGGGTTTGATTTCCATAAAAGAATTAAGCCTAGACTATCCTTGGTTAGACTCGTGGATGGTCGTTCAAGGGCGTCTTCTCCGAGACATGCGGGCTGGCGTCTTAATCTAATCTTCTGGCCGTTGGAGGTCACATAGTGGCCTTCCCTCTGACAGACGAAGAGCACCTGGTCATCAAGTCACGCATCGACTCCCAAGAAGAGCTGATCGTGGCCGCAGCCATCAAGACCGTCTATAATGGACGTGAGTACATCGTGTTCCGAGAACGACCTGGGCGACATGGAGAGGTGATCAACTTCCTCCATGTCCTCGGGCTTCCCTACGGAAGTCCAGATCAGGAAGGGGAGCAGGGCTTCGTTACCAACCGTGGCAGGTTCGTAGATCGGACAGAGGCCGGGCGTATTGTCCAGACGTCGGGGCAGACGACCACTCGAAGTCACTGTAACGACAACTTGTTCTCCGAAGATATCTGGAATGATACTGACAATTTCAACGCAAGGGCGAATAGGATTAGAGCAGATGAAATCTTTTAGGGGCGTAGAGTGGGTAGAACAACACATCCAGCGTGGATCATTGACGACGTACTCGACCTCACCACCCTAGGAGAGGCGAGACGTGTTGGCCGAGAGAGCTCCAGGTTTCAACCGATTGACAAGGGTAATGGCAGGGTCCTTCACTGTGCCCTAGTTCCGCCCTTCATCGATCGACAGCTTCAGGCTGCTATGGAACGCTCGCTGGCACGGAAGTTGAGGAACATAATCAGCTTTTACAGACTGAACACCAGTCGGCTCGACACGGAATTCAGGGTACACTGTGACACCGTCATTCAGGGAGAGCTGCCGGATTACGCCGGTGTGTTCTACCTGGAAACCTGTCAGGACAGCGGGACTGCTCTATATGAGCACCCTGTCCATGGGAGAGGAGACGATCAAGGTCTCTCCATCTTCGACGAGGATGACGGAAAATGGTCACCGTATTTTATGTGCCCTGAGTACGAGAACCGGATGTTTCTGTATAAATCCTCCCTGTTCCACGGGAGATATCCTTGGAAAGCTCGTGGCAACACGAGAAAAGATGGCAGGATTGTCATCGTTAAGTTCATGAAAGTAGTATGATGAATCTACAAGAACACTTGCTTGTGTGCCTCGGGGAAGAGGCGAGTGAGGTCGGTCAGGAGGCGGCTAAGTGTCTACGCTTCGGCCCACATGACTGCTATAACGGCAGCACCAACCTGGAACGACTGGTGACTGAGTACTCGCAACTCGAAGCTGTACGTCGCAGACTGGCGCAAGCTGGTATTGTGATTGAGGTGAATGAGGAAGCGGTACAAGCTAAGCTGCACAATCTGGACAAGTACATGGGCTACTCTGTGGCTGTTGGAACGCTTCAGAGTGACGAGAACCTCCGTACGCCATACTGGTTAGGTATTGAGGCGGGATGCCAAGGAACAGGTCCTGAGGGGAATCCTTTCATGACTAGCACGCTCGGCCCCTCATGGGAAGAGGGTCGTCAGCGTAGCTTCCGTGTCTATGAAGGACAGTCCGCAGCATGAGAGCCCTGATGAATAAGGACTTCGAACAGCTGGACTTCCTACGAATGGGTGGGGAGACTAAGCGCTATCATGCCTGGCCGGTTCTACAGGAACAGAATGTAGCAGAGCACAGCTGTCATGTCGCCTTTCTATGCGCCTGGTTAGCCCAGCAGGATAGTGTTCCCCTCCGGGTGAATCTCCTGATGAGTGCCCTGGCACACGACTGGGCTGAGCAGAAGTGGGGCGACCTCCCTGCGCCGACTAAGCAAACCCTACCGCCATACTCAGTGGACGGCGAGGTGATCCCCTTCCGGAAGGTCTGGGGCGACTTGGAGGCACAGGAGCTCCGAAAGCACGGTCTGGATTGGGAGCACACACTTACTCCTGAAGAAGAGCGAATTCTAAAATTGTGTGATCTGGCTGACGGCTGTTTATACTGCATCCGTGAGCGAGCAATGGGAAATAGGCTGATCACCCAAGTCTACATTAACTTCCGTCGAGCCCTGGACAAGGTAAACAAGACTCGTGGTTCGATAATTCTCGAAGACTATATCGACTACAAGTGGAAGGAAGCAACCGAATGAGTGAACGCATCCTGGATGGCTATATCGGGACGCAGCTGCTCTGGTCTGGCTGGGCAGCTGTGCACTACGTAAAAGTTGAGCAGTCGGGACAGTCCTACTGGGACATTCAGCAGACCGGAATAGGTCGATATAAGACTCAGGAGGAGGCTACTAAGGAAGCTAAACAGTGGTCTGAGGGTGAGGGTATCAGATTCGGTTTGGAGAAATGAAATGCTAGCGATTATCGACGGAGACGTCCTCGCGTATCAGTCGTGCAGGAGCAGGCATAATAGAGACAACTCCCCTATACAGCTGGACAGTAATGGACAGAAGATTCCCATTAAGTATACGGCTGCGGAGGATGCAAAGTACCTTCGCGAGTGCTGGGATAGCTTCAAGAGAGAGCTCAACAAGCTCATAGAAAAGCTCTATTGTTCAGACTACATTATGGCAGTCAAGGGTCATGGCTGCTATAGAAAGCTTCTTTATCCGGACTACAAGGCGAACCGCCACGACAAGCCACAGTCGACACCTCAGAATGAGTTCGTCCCTGTGTTGCGTAAGCTGGCGATTCACGAGGGATATGCCATCCCGGCCAATGACTGTGAGGCCGATGACTTGATTAGAATCTGGGCCGAGGAAGCCCGTAGAGCAGGACAGGACCACATCATCTGCTCTATTGACAAGGACCTTAGATGTATTCCTGGTAGACACTACGTCATGCACTATGACTCTGAGAAGCAGAAGATTCTGAGCATCTCGGAGGATGAGGCACGCCGTCACTACTACCAACAACTGCTTAAGGGAGACCCCACGGATAACATCCCTGGTGTACCGCGAGTCGGTCCGGTCAAAGCTGAGCAGATGATTACCGCTTGTAGTACTGAGCAAGAGATGCAGGAGACCGTAGTCGAGCAGTATCTGATAGCCTACGGACCAGATGATTGGTACTCTCACTTCCTGATCAATGCTAAACTGATCCATCTTCAGACTACGCATTTCGACTATTTTGACTGCAGCCACTGGCCGATCATTCAGGAACTTTGTGCATGAGATTTAGCTATGGTGGCATTTTCTGGCGTCGTCCCGACGGTGGAGAGGACAGTTCCTCTCCGGCTGTTCGACAACGGACACTGGAACTTTGAGGAGCAGATGGGTGAACCCGGCTATGTCGGGTTCATCTACTGCATATATGATACGGTATTGAACCGAGCATACATCGGTAAGAAACATTTCTATGGCAGAGGGCCTGCCAACAAGGGAGTGGAGAGTAATTGGCGGAGGTACATGTCCTCTTCCAAACTCCTCGCAGAGATGTTCAAGGAACGACCCAAGAGTGAATTTGAGTTCACCTGCCTTGAGCAGTATAAGACCGTGGGTACCCTGTCGTATTCTGAGACCTGGTCCCTGTGTTTCGTCGAGGCACCTACCAGTAATGTGTTTTACAACACGCTGATTGAGAAGGTGACTTGGAATGTTAAAGAGGCGATCTCCGAGCGTCATAAAAGGGCACTCAGGAGCATCCTGGAGAGAGTTAATGCACAACGTGTTTAGAGCGTTTGTGGGGTTGGCCATGTTTGGCTTTCTCGCCACAGGCGTCTGGAAGGCTGTAGAGTCCCTAGGCTTTGAGAGCCCATTCACCTATGGCATCCTCTCGCTGTTCTGTCTGGTGATCTATGCGTGCACAGGTGCGAGCTCCCCGAAGATAACGAAGGAGTAACCCGTGGGAAAGATCGTCGTCAAGGACCAGCCTTGTATGAGTCCATCCTGTGAGTCTAGTGATGCTCGCCAGGTCTATGAGGACGGGACATCCTTTTGCTTCTCCTGTAAGGATTTCTTCCCTAAACAGGATGGCGAATATGAGCGTGCAGTCGAAAGAGAAGAAGAGAAGAAAAACGAGAGGTATAGCCGTCTAATGAACATAGAAGAGATTCACGAGCTACCTCATCGTGCTTTGAAGTCCCGAGGCATCTCCCAAGAAGTTACAGAGTTCTTTGGGGTGCGAATGTCCGCCAGCCCGACTGATGGCAAGGTTGACAGGCACTACTACCCTTACAATAAGGATCAGAGCTACAAGATCCGAGTTGTCGAAGGTAAGAAATTCATTTGGGTGAACAAAGTTTCAGACCTGTTCGGCCAAGATCGTTTCAATAATGGCGGTAAGCGTGTCATTATTGTTGAGGGTGAGATCGACGTGCTGAGTGTCGGTCAGGCCAGCTTCGAGAAATACAACGGCCGAATATACCCCGTGGTGGGTCTCTCGTCGGCAGCTATGGCAAATGAGTCTCTGCTGAGGTACCGTGACTGGTTACGAAGCTTCGATGAGATTGTGCTCTGGCTGGATAATGACGCGGCAGGTGAGGAAGCCCTCAAGATCGCGATCAAGATTCTTGGCCATGACAAGGTCAAGATTGTCAAGACGCCTTACAAGGACGCTAATGAGTGTCTGGATAAGACGGATGCCAATCGGCTGATGTCTTACATCTTCGATGCTGCTCCTTATGTTCCTTCTGGCATTATCAGTACGGAAGGAATCTGGAAGAAGGTTGTAGAGCGCCAGAACAAACTCAGCATCCCCTACCCAGACTGTGCCCGTGGTCTCAATTTGAAGACAAAGGGCTTCAGGGCTGGTGAGGCTGACCTGTTCATCTCAGGAACAGGCTCCGGCAAGAGTACGCTGATGAAGGAGCTAGCCCTCCACCTCTCGAACTTTCAGCCGGATCTAGAGAAGCTGATCGCTCAGGTGAATGAGCGGATCACTGTTGAGAATGCAGAGCTTCCAGAGGAAGAGCAGCAGAAGTTACTTGAACCGTACACGATCAAGGTCGGTATTGTCAGTCTCGAAGAGCCGCCTGCTGAGACAGGCTCTAAGCTCGCTGCGATGTACCTGAAGAGAAACAGCTCGGAAGAGTATATTCCTCTCAAGGACCTGAAGGTCGGCTTTGATGCCGTCTTCAAAAACGACAACATCATGCTTCTCGATCACCAAGGGTCTATGAATGACTCTTCGATCATTGAGAAGCTAGAGTACATGATCCTTAGTGGCTGTACTCATCTAATCATCGACCACATCACCATCCTGGTCTCGGAGGGCGCTGATGGCCTAATGGGCAATGAGGCTATTGACAAGGTCATGAATGACCTTCTCCGACTGCTCATGCGCTACCCGCACGTGTGGATCGGCTTGGTCTCTCACCTCCGGAAGACCAACTCTGGTAAGCCGTTCGAGGCGGGTAACATGCCGACTATTGATGATATCAAGGGCTCGGGTTCGATCAAGCAAGTTGCCTTTGGTGTCATCGCATTCTGCCGCGACATGACGTCACCAGATGAGGATGAGCAGAACACAATCAATATGTCCGTACTGAAGTGCCGGTTCTCAGGACTTACTGGTCCAGTACCCGGCTCCAGGTATGACCGAAAGACTGGTCGTCTTCAGGCCATCGAAGATGCCAACGATGGTTTCAAGGTGCTAGCCACCGAGACTGTCAAGAGTAACGACACTCCGAAGCAGCCTCAGATCAAGGCCGTGCCCGTGTCACTGTCACCAAAACCTGCCCCTAACCTGACACCTAAGCCTTCTGCTGCAGGTATCAAGATAGGTGGCTTCTAGTAAATCAGGCCGAGATGATCAACAAAAGAAAAGTCAAAATTGATCTCTCTCGGGATGCGTTGTTCGATGAGATGGGGCTTCGGCGTCTTAAAGATTCGTACATGCGTCCTGGAGAGAAATCTCCCCAAGAACGCTTCTCCCACGTGGCGCGTGCATTCGCTTCTGATGAGGCTCATGCTCAGCGTATTTATGACTACGTCAGTAATCACTGGCTGAGTCTAGCCACCCCTATTTTGTCCTTCGGTTCGACCAAGAAAGGTCTGCCGATTTCCTGCTATCTGTCGTACATCGAAGATACCGCTGAGGGCCTGGTGGATACACAGGCTGAGGTGGCTTGGCTGTCGATGATGGGCGGCGGCGTGGGCCTAGGGATGGGCATCCGCGCAGAGGATAATAGGTCGGTCGGCATCATGCCGCATGTCAAGGTCTACGAGTCCATGTCTCTGGCCTATCGTCAGGGTAAGACTCGTAGGGGCTCCTTTGCCCCATACCTGGACATCAACCACCCGAATATCAAGCAGTTCATTGACATGCGTAAGCCCACGGGTGATGCGAATCAAAGAGCTCTTGAGATAAATCACGGTATCAATGTTACAGATGATTTCATGCAGCTCATTGAGAACTGTATGAAGGACGCTGACTGCGATGATAGTTGGGCGCTCATCGACCCTCACAGCAAGAAGGTCAAGGAGGTGGTTTCCGCTCGCACGATCTGGGAGGCCATCCTAGAGACCCGTATGCGCACCGGCCAGCCTTATCTGCACTTCATCGACGCCAGCAACAGAGCCGTTCCTGAATACCAGAAGCGACTCGGCCTGTCGGTGAAGCAGTCCAATATCTGTACTGAGATCACTCTGTGTACGGATCGTGACAGGACGGCGGTCTGCTGTCTGGCATCCCTCAACGTTGAGTATTGGCCTAAGTGGAAGGACAACTATCAGTTCTACCGAGATGTGGCCGAATTTCTGGATAACGTTCTAGCCTACTTCATCAAGCACGCTCCTAAGCAGATCTCAAGAGCTGTCTACAGCGCGATGCGCGAGCGAGCTATCGGAGTGGGCTGTCTGGGCTTCCACACGCTTCTGCAGTCTATGGGTATCGCGTTCGAGTCCGTTGGTGCATCTGTCATTAACAGGCAGATTTTCCAACGGTACGAGAAGTACTTAGATCAGGCGAGCTACGAGCTGGCCCTTGAGCGAGGCCCCTGCCCTGACGCTGGTGAGGCTGGCGTCATGGAGCGATTCAGTCATAAGATTGCGATTGCTCCTAATGCCTCTACCTCGATCATCTTTGGAAACACGGGACCCAGCACCGAGCTGATCCGAGCCAATGCGTACCGCCAGGACACCTTGTCGGGATCGTACCTGCATAAGAACAAGCATCTGGACGCTATTCTGAAATCTAGATGTTCTTCGCAAGCAGAGTATGAGCGTATCTGGAGCAGCATCATCACGTCTGTAGGCTCGTGCCAGCACGTGGACCTCCTGGACGACAATGAAAAGGCCGTATTCAAGACTGCCTCTGAGGTGGACCAGTCATGGGTTATCCAGCACGCCGTCGATAGACAGGCCTTCATCGACCAGTCTCAGTCGGTGAACCTGTTCTTCAAGGCTGACGTGGGGATCGGGTACCTGCACCATGTACATTACAAGGCATGGAAGGGTGGTCTTAAGACACTTTATTACTGTCGCTCCGACAAACTGTACCACGGTGAGTCCGCTGATGCCGTCAAGGCTGAAGTCAGCCACACCTATGAGAAAACGACCGAGGAAGGATGTCTGGCCTGTGAGTAAATCGCCTCTGTCCCAAATCTTCCAGAGCAGGGACTTCTTTAAGCCGTTCAAGTATCCTTGGGCGTATGATCTCTGGAAGAAGCACGAGCAAATCCACTGGCTACTCAAAGAGGTTCCCCTTAATGAGGATGTCAGAGACTGGAACAACAAGCTGACTCAGGAGGACCGAAACTTCCTTACTGATGTTTTCTTGCTGTTCACTCAGAGCGACATCGACGTGGCCGGTGGCTATATTGATGACTACCTTCCGCATTTCAAGCACCCTGAGCTACGTATGATGCTCCTGGGGTTCGCTGCCCGTGAGCCCGTCCACATTGATGCCTACTCGGGTCTCATTGAGACCATCGGCATGAAGGACGAGTTCTATCGGCAGTTTCTCGACATTCCAGTCATGAAAGCGAAGCATGACTTCTTCCAGCGGGTGGTGTCAAGCAATCGAAAGAAGAAGACGAAGGAGAGTCTCCTCCTACAGATCGCAGGAATCAGCGCCTTTACCGAGGGCATGTTCCTGTTCTCCTCGTTCGCGATGCTGCTCAACTTCCCTCGTCAGAATATGATGAAGGGTATGGGTCAGATCGTGTCCTGGAGCGTTCTGGATGAACAGCTACATGTCAGAGGCCTGACCCATATCTCCAACACGATCGTCGCAGAGAACCCCTCGTGGCTCACTAAGTCGGCTGTGGAGGAGATTACGGCGACGGCTGAGATGATGTCTGAGCTGGAGTTCGACTTCATCGATCTTGTCTACCGTGACAAGGAGGAGTTCCATGGTCTTCCCAAGGCTGACCTCAAGAACTTCATTCGATTCACAGTGGACAAGCGTCTGCGTGACCTCAATCTTCCCGAGCTGTTCGGGGTTCATGAGAACCCTCTGCCCTGGTTCGATGAGATGGTTGCCAGCCAGAACCACGAGAACTTCTTCGAGACCCGTGCCACAAGTTACGCCAAGGCAGCCTTGAGCGGCTCTTGGGCTGACGTGTGGGGGCAATACAAATAATGCTTGATTCTCGCAGGCAGAAGTACTTCGCCGACGTGGCTAGGGCGACCGCTGGTCTGTCCCACGCCAAGAAGCTCCAGGTGGGTGCCGTTGCCGTTCGTGATGGCCGTGCGATATGCACGGGTTACAACGGCACACCTGCTGGCGAAGACAATCGCTGCGAGGATGAGGTGTTTGACGATGTTCTAGGTCCCAGACTAGTGACCAAGGACAATGTAGAACACGCGGAGCGCAATCTAATCTACTTTGCTGCAAAGAAAGGTATCGCATTAGAGGGCGCTTCGCTGTTCGTCACCCATTCTCCATGCATGCAGTGTGCCAGGGCGATCCTAAATGTGGGGATCAGGGAACTATACTATGAAACTCCCTTCTCGGACGAGGAGGGCCTGAGATTCCTTCAGGAGAGAATAAATGTTGTTAGAGTCGGGCCATGAGTAGACAGTACGAACAACACGTAAAAGTCATCGGCGGGCCTAATGATGGCCAGACAGTACTGATGGATGTGAGTCAAGGCCGAGTACTCCTTCCAGAACCACCTAGACCACTAGCTTGTAACACTTCACTCTCTGAGCTAGACAGACCCTACAAGGCGCACTCCTACAGGGTGGTTAGACTCACCAGCAACCGTGGTGAGTTGTACTTTTTTTGACACCTCAGGATTGGGATGATCAAACAGCCATTAACTTCCTCATACGAGGTCACTAATGACATTCAAGCCGATGAGGGCCGCTGGTCCTGACCCAAAGAAGGGATTAGACCACTTCTGGAAAAACCTTAAATACCCTCTCCTATGTTCTCCTAAGATTGATGGCATCCGTGGATGCTCTCACCACGGCATTGTGACGTCCCGATCGGGAGAGCTCCTACCATCTTATCAAGTCCAAGAAGAACTATCTCCAATCGAATGGGTGGATTGTGAAATCATCGAAGGAAATCCTACTGACTTCGGGGTCTACAACCGGACTCAGTCTCACGTCATGTCCGCAGACAAGCCTGGAGAGCTCAGCTACCACGTCTTTGACTTCATCCATCCCGACTGGCTCGAAAAGCCGTTCTACCAAAGGCTTGAAGAGGCGGAGAAAGTTGTACAAGGGCAAGCAGCACTACACCTAAGGTTCGTTGAGCATACTGAAGTAGAGAACCTCGAAGAACTCCTTGCCTATGAAGACAGGATGTTGGCCGAGGGTTGGGAGGGGATCATGGGGCGCGACCCCGTGGCACCCTACAAACAGGGCCAGTCTACGTACAACCAAGGATGGATGTACAAGTTCAAGCGTTTCAGTGATACCGAGGGTGTGATCGTCGGCTTCGTTGAAGAAATGACCAACACTAATGAACAGGAACGGTCACCCCTTGGCTTCGCAAAGCGTTCAAAGAGTAAGGAGGGTCTCGTCCCGGCGGACACTCTTGGCAAGTTCCTCGTTGAGTTCCAGGGCTCTGTCATCAATGTGGGCTGTGGTGTTTTCACGCATTCACAGCGAAAAGAGATCTGGGACGAGCAGGGTCGTTTTAAAGGAAGATTGCTTAAGTTCCGATTCTTTGCCCATGGCATCAAGGACCAACCTCGACATGCTCGGGCTCTTGGATTCCGTGACCCGATGGACCTCTAAGCCGTTCTTCCTCCTTTGTACAACTTTATGGCGTATTCATCAGCTCTTCGATCGCAAGAGCATCCAGAAAGGACTTAATCATGGGCTTCAAGGCTTCCACCATCAAGCAAGTGATCCGTAATCGTCTAAAGGATTGGGCTGACTCCATCACAGACGAGGCTGTCCGTGAGCTCGTCAAGGCACACACCATTGTTTCTGGTGGGTGTATCGCGTCGATGTACCTCGGCGAGAAGATCAATGACTTCGACCTCTACTTCCGAAACAAGGAGACGGCAATGGCCGTCGCCAAGTACTACGTCGGTGTCTTCAACGCCACGAAGGGTGAACTGAAGACGACTGCCATCGCCTCCTGTAATCCGGTCATCATGGAAGAGACCCGGAAGAACATCAAGGGTGAGGAAGAAGATCGCATCATTATCTACATGAAGTCGGCTGGTGTCGCTGGCGAGGATCAGACGACTTACAGCTACTTCGAGAACGGCCCTGAGGGGAGAGAGGATGAGTTCTTCGCGAGCCTAGCCACTGAGACTCCGGAGCTCGTTACTGCCGTTCACTCCCATGCCATGGAGACCAGTGAGCAGCTTAGGGAGGACCTGAAGTCGAATGGCAAGCCGAAGTACCGTCCGATCTTCATGACGGACAATGCCATCACGCTCTCCGACAAGGTGCAGCTGGTGGTCCGCTTCTTCGGTGAGCCGTCGAAGATTCACGAGAACTATGACTTCGCCCACGCCATGTGTTACTATGACTGGGCCTGCGACAAGCTCGAATGTCCGGCAGAGGCGCTGGAGTCCATGCTGTCCAAGAGTCTGGTCTACAAGGGTTCCCTCTACCCGATCTGCTCGCTGTTCCGTATCCGGAAGTTCCTGGAGCGTGGCTGGCGCATCTCGGCTGGTCAGATGCTCAAGATCATCTTCCAGCTCAAGGACGTCGACATGACCAACCCGCTGGTCCTCAAGGAGCAGCTGATTGGCGTAGACATGGCCTACATGGGTGAGCTCATCGATGCTATCTCCCGAGACGTGGGTAACGGGACCCGCATCGATGCCACGTATCTCGCCAAGCTGGTAGATACCATCTTCGACAAAGGCTGAACATGAAAAAGGCAGATCTGTTTCGTGCTATAACGGCGGCTCAGGGCGACGTTTTCGTGACGCTGACACTTGTCGGAGGTTCACCAATTAGGTTTGCTGTACCTAAGGCTGAGATCTGGCGCCAGGTGAATCGCAAAATACTTCCACTTGAAGAAGAGACTGGCCTGAGAATTCAAGAATTACCTTCTGAGTCGGTCTTGGGAGTTACTGTGCGACGCTATGAACTGGTGAAAGAATAATGACTCCCTCCGACAAAATGCCTAATATAGTACACGCAGCAGAAGGCACCATGGAGGGTGCCTACGTTGTAATCTATGACTATGATGACGAGAATGGAGACGAGATGGAGGAGTACTATGGGTACTTCTCTAATGCAGAAGAGGCGGAAGAGGCATTCTCACACCTCAAGCCGCCCGTCTCTTCTTTTCGTAATGTCTACGTGTGTAGGCTGGTAAAGAAGCTGAAAGTGTAGCCTACAACTTCTACTTAACACAAGGTGAGTGTAATGCCTTCAGGACCTCCAGAGCTTCATGAGAAATGGAAAGACGACGGAAATGCTACTGAGTATCTGGAAAAGCGTGGATACACGCTGACTCGTCAGTGGGAATGGATCAAGCCCAAGGATCACGAGCCTACAGACGAAGAGAAAGAGGCGATCTACTACCTGATTGTCGAGTGGGATTACGGTGGTCTGATGTCTGATGCCGAGGGGTAGAACACCCATCAGGCCTCAGCTAGGCCACTACTACCAGACGGACTCTGGGGAGACGATGTATATAATCAAGGACACGGGTGACCCGGACTTCCCTTTTATTGCATTGGATTCCCAGAGTAACGTTCACACATACACTGCAAAGGGCCGGTACACGAAGACATTCGGAAACCACCCTCTGCACCTCAATCATGAGATCAAACAGGACTACAAGCGCCTGTTCTACGCCATGAATGGAAAACAATGAACACTGAAGACACCAAGCAGCCTCTCATCCTGAGCACCGACTCTGAACAGCGGCACCTAAAGAGCATGACCAACCAGGAGTTCATGGACCACCTCATGAGCTTCTCGCCGTACGGAGGTCTGGTTCAGCCCTTCGTGATCGAGGCCCTTAGGTCCTACTGCAAGGCCTGCATCGAAGAGCCAGTGGTCCCCGATGAGCCTAACGCCGTAATCCCTGCGAGTTCCTGGAGGGGTGTGGCCGCTGATGTCCTTCGACAGCTCGACCTGAAGTACACTGTCACGAGGAAGCCTGATGACAGTCAAGGTTAGCGACCTCACCTGGTTCCCATTGAGTGAGGCCCCAGAGAACAAGTATGTACTGCTGCGAGGTCCCAGCGGATACCGTGGAACACCCTACAGGTACCTAGCAGCTAGGCGTGATCCTGTGTTTCGGCCCTTGCAGCCTTGGGTAGATTACGCTGGTGACTCCGTACTGGATGGTGGGGGAGATGCCCACCGAGTTTGCCTATCTTTAAGAAAGGACTTTTGATGAGAAGCCTCTATATCTACCATGCCAACTGCATGGATGGCCTGGGAGCGGCCTTCGCAGCCTACTTCGCTGGAGGCAAGAAGGAAGAATTTCATGCTGCCTCCTACGACGATGGTGGACCGCCCTTCGAAAAAGTAGACAGTCAGACGATGGTCTACCTCCTTGACTTCTGCTATAAGGAGGCGCAGCTCCGGCTACTGTGTGATCAGGCGGCTATGGTGGTTGTCCTCGACCACCACAAGTCAGCTATCGAGATGCTGACCACCTTCAGTCATGAAAGGCTCTCTAATCGTTGTGACATTGATCACAGCGGTGCCATGGTCGCGTGGAACTACTTCTTTGGGGAATCAACGCCGCCACCACGAATTCTGCAGCTCATTGAGGATAGGGACCTCTGGAAGTTCCAGTACCCTGACTCTAAACCGGCTCACGCGGCACTTCAGGCACGGAACACAGAGTTCTGGGATCTGAAAGACTACTTAGACGCGGAGGCACGAGAGGACCTCGTTAAGGAGGGCATTGTTCTTCTAAGACAGTTCCACAGTATGGTGGCTCAGATCATACGAACGAACACTCGTATGCTAGGGATCGCAGATTACGTAGTGCCCGCCGTCAACGCGAATTACATGTTCGCCAGCGAGGTCGGCAACCGCCTGTGTGAGAATACAGTCACCTTCTCGGCGACTTATCATGACACAGACAAGGGGCGAGCCTTTAGCTTGCGCTCCTGCGAGGGCGGCATGGATGTGTCCGAGATCGCAAAACAGTTCGGTGGTGGCGGGCATAAGCACGCTGCCGGATTCACAGTGCCGAGGAGCCATCCTCTGGCCCAAGCATGAGAAGAGAAATGATCCGCAAATTCTTATTCCTGACCTTCGTTCCTCGTAGCATGGACCCGTGCCCGGTATGCGGTTACTACAGCAGATGCAGGTGTTGACCTATGAGAGGTCCTGAGTGGGAGGCTATTTGGAACGAGAGCCGAGGCAACTACGAAGAGGATGATGTAGAGGATGATCCGCCTAGCGACGATAGAGGACATCCCCAAGCTGGTGAAGCTGGGAGTGGCGTTCCATGAGGCCACTCAGGGCGGGACGCTCCTCTCGATGGATACTGGTCACCTCTCCAGGTCACTGAGACGACTGATACAGACCCACAACTCTAGTGTCATCGTGCTTGACGTGGGCGGTATCAAGGGCACAGCGGCGCTGACGACCAGCTTCAGCTACTTCAACTCCGACGCTGTGATTGGGTATGAGCAGTTCTACTGGATTTATCCTGAAGCTCGGGGTCAGTACGGCAGGCTGCTACTGTCAGCTCTGGAGGATGAAGCTAAGAGACTAAAGTGTACCCACATGATGATGATTGCGCTGGAGTCCCTTGAACCTGACCGAGTGGGTATGTTGTACAAGAGGCTTGGCTACAGGCCTTTGGAGCACATATATATGAAGGCGTTGTAGGGAGCCCTTCCAAGCTCTCTGCAATTTAAACCCGTCCGGGTAGGCACTCCGGCCGCGTCCGAGGACCGACCCCATGCCCGCTGCGACGTCCCCGCTCTGCGTCCCTCTGTGGGGCGTTCTGGGGCCGTTCTGGTGGCATTGGGAGCGACCCGCTGCGACGGCCCCCGCCCAGACCCCGTTAACTTAACCCTAAGATCTTGATCCTGAACTGCGCAGATCGGGGTATCTTATATGATAGGCTTGGATAGACCTGTCATGTATCTTCTAGAAGGACTAATTCACCATGCAAATTCAACAAGCTTACGTCATCGACGGCAAAGTTTTCGGTACCAAGGCTGAAGCGGAGGACTACGTCCGCCGTCCGAAGATCTTCGAGGCCATGCAGGCTCTGACCGGCAAGAACGAAGATCTGTCCAACTGGCTGATCGACCAGCGTGAGGCTGTCGAAGCTGCTTTCGACACTGGCACGATCCGTCGTGTCACGAAGAGCGAGCGCAACCAGCTGGCCAAGGCCCTGGAGCACGCGGCCTCGCTGAATGACCCGAAGCTGAAGTTCCTGGTCGAAAACAAGGAGGCGCTGGCCTCTGAGTTCCGCTGGCCGTCCGTGAAGCGCCTGAAGCCGGAAGAGAAGGCTGAAGCTGCCAAGACTGCCCTGATGGAAGTCGCCGGAAACGAGGAACTCGTGGACTGGGCGCTGGCCAACCGGGAAGCCATCCTGCAGGCCTACGAGGCTGGCAAGGAGAGGCGTGAGATCAACCAGAAGGCGAAAGATGCCCTGGCTGACTATCGCGCGAAGAAGGCGGCTGAGAAGGCTGCCAAGGAAGCCGGTGAGACCCCGGCTGATACCGACGCTGGCGGTGACGCTGGTGAAGGTGAAGACGCGGGCGAGTAATCACCTGCACGTCCTCGCCTAGGACGTAAAATAATTGTGCATTGACCTGAGCATGTCTCAAAACTGCTCCCGAGTTCTTTGGGCGACGTCTGCAAACGTCAGAATCGAGCATCTCCGAATGATAGGAGATTCTGATGAAACTGTACCTCGTTTCCCAAGATGTCTGCGGTGGTTATGACAGCTATGACTCAATGGTGGTCGCGGCTAGGAGCCCTGAAGAGGCCATACGCATCTCGCCCTGCGGGACGCGCGTGTGGTCAGAAGTGTGCTCTTGCTGGACCTACTCTGACGGTCGTGAAGCTCGTCGTTACGGAGACTGGCCTAACAATCTGATCGGCATTCGTGCCGAGCTTATCGGATCGGCCGTCAAGGGAACCAAAGCAGGCTTGATCCTGGCTAGTTTCAACGCTGGTTGAGGACGCTGACCTGAGCATGTCTCAAAACTGCTCTTACCTTCTCTCAAAGCGGAAATACAGATGTTCTTCTTCTGGTACTGCTTCGACGAACACTTGGCTACCATCTTCAGCAACGCTGCCCTCGGTCATATTCCGTGGTGGATGGTTCTGGTGGCCCACCTTGTGCTACTCCCGTTCATGGGCCGCAGCAAGGCTTAATCATTACTTTAAAGTAATCGAAACTTAGAATACGCGAGGGAGTTAGCCTTAAGCTGCAAACCTTAATAGAGACATGCTTCAAATGGAAGTGTCCGTCCCGCGCGATTATTACTGTCCAAACAAGTACATCTAGTGTGTATTTCTTTGGGTAGTAACCTGCCCATTGTCCCTAACAGGATGGTGGGCTTTTATTTACCCATTTATTTTTAGTCTTAACCTGAGAGGAGAGAAGTGATGAGCTGTGTCGTCCACTATTACGACATTCTGGTCTACCCAAACTACGGCAGTTACAAGGTTCCCTCTGGTACGAAAATCCTCGGAGCACAGGCTCGTGGTGAGGGCTTCGTACTGTACGTAGAGAAGCCGATACCGAAACCTGATACGTTCATGTCCAGAGAGCAGACTCTCGAGGTCTTCCTCGTAGGCACGGGTCACACCTTCAACAAGTCTCAGGGGCCGCTCGGAGCGGACTTCGAGTTCGTGGACACCATCAAGGTGGTCTCGCACATGGAATACTTCTTCCATGTCTACGCGCGACTTAGGTGATCCGTCATGAGCAGACGTGTGGAGCACTGCAGAATCTCTGAAGGTCGGCTGTTCAATGAGTTCATCCTATGGGCTCGAACTGCTAACTGGATGGCCATGCCGCTAGACAGGAATCATGGCTGGGAGATTCTAAGGCTGTACAAGGTCGGGACCAACACCACCGTCGTGTACTATCGACGGAAAGACAAGTCCATCACCTCTGCCTTCATTGGTCGCGGACTGGTGGAGCAGTTTCTAGATGAGAGAAAGGCAGCCCTCGATGGCTTCTATAACTTTCGATGACGAGCCTTGCGCCGTCCAGAGGGCCTGTGCAGAGCTCGGACCATGGCACGTCCTCGTGGGCTGCCTCTTGCTGAACCTGACGACCCGCACTCAGGCTAAAAGAGTGCTCCCAAGGTTCTTCGAGATGTTCCCCGAGCCTCAGACCCTTCGCGAGGAGCTCACGGATGAGAACATCAATGACCTCGTAAATCTCCTGACTCCTCTGGGTCTGGTGAACCGACGCATGGTCGCTCTGCTGGCCATGACTGACGACTTCTTGGACCCTCTTATCGACATTGAGGACGTCCGTTACTGTGGTCAGTACTGTCAGGACAGCTACAATATCTTTGTGTTACACCGCATAGTCCCCGTCCGTGATGACATGGATAAAGAAATAAGACGCTACCTTCTGGAGAGAAGCAAGTGAATACGAGAGTTACGTTTATGTTGGCCCAGCTGGCTATTCTTCTGGGCCTCGTGGGGTTTGGTGTGGCCTTTTACAGCCACTCCGCTTGGCTCGGCATCGCTGCGGCGGCGGCCTGCTGGATCATCATGCCTCAACGAGACATCTGATGAAACTCAGAGTCAAATCTAAGCCGTATATCGGTTGAAGGTGCGTGAGAATGATCACCCTGATAACCAAGCAGCCTGATGTGCGTGGAAACGCCATCCTCTATGGCTTCGACGAGCTTCCCGGAGGTGACCAGGTCTTCCTGGTCGAGAGCGACTTCGGGGACAAGATGCGGTTCAGCTCGAAGGAGCTGGATGAGTGCTATCGCCTCGGCAGGAAGACTGAATACGATCGTTGGAAATTCGACCGTATGAGACTCGTCGAAGAGATTCCATTCTGACAGGATGCCACCTTAGCTCAGTCGGTAGAGCAGCGGTTTTGTAATCCGAAGGTCGTCAGTTCGAGTCTGACAGGTGGCACCATCAACAAGCTTATAGGATATCTGATGTATTACATCCGATTCTGGCGCAGGACTCTACTCAGTCGACTTAAAATGACTGCAGAGATGAAAGTTGGCACCTGGGCTGAAGCCCGGCTGATCTTCAACGCCGCAAGGTTGGGCAACATTGAGCATCATCTCGTGACACTGGACTTTGAGCCTGCTACTGGATCTCCATACAGATTTCATCAACTGGCTGAGTCTAATAGGCGTAAGAGCAACAGGGGTGTTTCCGATGCCCGCGCCTAAGTACCACTACATCGCTGGCAAGGTCTTCATGGAAGTGAGGCCTGTCAAGAAGCTACTCCACAGTACCATGATCTATGATGTCGTGATGTCCGGACGGAAGTTCGCGGTCAATATGGAGACTGGGGAGCTGACCATAATCAAAGTCAGTGTCGGCATAAAATAGGATTGGAGAATCCGATGCAATTTCCCGCCTACATCTTTGCGAAGGGCTCTGAAGAGAAGCAGGCCTCTCGTGTGGTCTACTGCACCGAACGGGAGACAGCCTACATCTTCGTGGAGACGTTCATCCGTGAAGGCCACTCGATCCACGACATCGTGGCTGTGCCTGCGGCCTCCGTGATGGAAGTTCAGACGACCTTCAAGTAAGGAACAACCGAAATGAACACTTCTGCTTACATGCGTCGGGATGCCCCGATGCCTCGTCACATGACGAATGGTGACTATGCCATCGTCAACAACGTGGAGACCTTCGGAGATCACGTGGTCTCACGGGTCTTCCAACTGATGATTGCGGGCCTTGTAGTGCTAGCTGTGATCGGTCTGACCATCACGGTCTTTGCACACCTCCCGATGTTCAAGTGATGGTATGCACTCGTAGCTCAGCTGGATAGAGCATCCGCCTTCTAAGCGGACGGTCGCAGGTTCGAGTCCTGCCGAGTGCGCCATTCAATAGGAGCCGAATTGATGTGTAATAAATGCGCCAAGACGTGGTCTCCCGGCCCATTGACCTGGAGTCTAATCATCTGTGCCATCGTGTGCGCCGTTGCGTGGCTCTGCCACTGAATATCTCGGATGAGATTTAGGACCCAGAATGGTGTCCGAGTAGAGATTTTGGAGAAGAGTATTACTTCTCACCAGTAAACTAGAATGTTTAGGAGGGTACTCGTATGGGTCTCCTGGAAAATGTTACCAAGACGACGGACAGGGTAGAAGACCTGTTCCATGTTATTAAAGAGAAGCGCGACCAAGCGACGGGTGAGAATAAGACTCTACTTCGTAAAAACGCCAAGAAAATCGACAAGGCACTCTCCCTTCTGGAAGATGTGGAGGAAGAGCTGGAAAGGGCTAAGTTACCAGTATGAAGATGAGCGTTGCTTCCCAAATCTGTAAATCAATTATGGAGCGGCGTACGGGACAGACTTCTGTGAGGCCCGTCCCCACGCACCTCCGTCTCGTCCACCCCGAAGGACCTGTTGATCCCGAGCCTAGAGAGAAGCGCCCTGCGGCGTATCCCTCCGAGGTCC